GATAAAGGAATACTAGCCCGACCACATGATCGTGCAAGCTTTATATTTAAAAACCAATCACTCGGTTGCTCTTGGTCTTGTGAGATTGTCAAGAATAAATCGCAATCGTGTTCGATGGCTCGGCTCTCACGGCTTGCACCTTCAGCATTCAACTGGGTGAGAGCGACTATCACAATTCCCATTTCCTTGGCAAGCGTTTTTAATGTGCGACTCACTTCCGCAACTTGACGCTCACGGCTGTCCTTGTTGTTTGTAGGCTCAAGAAGCTGGATGTAGTCCACCACAATCATCTTCACTTGATGCACAGCCACCATGCGCCGCACTGCGGCACGAAGCTGTAGGCAGTTGAGGCTACTCTCATCACGAATCCAAATGGGGAGCTTGCTGATTTGTGCAACGCCCATGCTGATCCGCTTCATGAGGTCTTTATCCACTTCCCCCTCACGAGAGAGGCGAGATATGTCAGCCCCAGAATGGGATGAGATAAGGCGATCCATGAGTTCTCCGGCAGTCATCTCCAGCGAGATTATACCCACTTCGTTCCCACCGAGGTCAGCAGTACGCATAGCCATGTTGAGAGCCATAGCAGTCTTGCCACCCTTTGTAGGGGCTCCTATGACGATTAACTGGCCTTTGCGGAAACCTCCAGTGATCTCATCTAGCGGCTTAATGCCAGTTGTAATCCCAATAAGCTTGCCTCGGTTAGCCACCATTTCCTCGTAGTCGTTTAATCGCTTACAGGCCACTTCCCTTACGCTCTCAATGCGAGAGGATGTCTCTGCATCAGCCGCCACCGATACAAGAGCCTTCTGAACCACTTCGGAGAGGTTCTCGGATTGAGTTGGGTCACTGGCTGTGGCAATGATCTTCTCGGCTACGGATATGGATAGACGTTGAATATGACGCTCCTTTAGAATGTCTAGGTATTCACGCCAGTTTTGGGATGTTGGCATGAACAGGAAACACTCCGTAACATAGGCGGCTCCACCCGATAGTTCAAGGGTTCCGTTGTTAGTCATATGGTCAGTGATCGTAACTAGGTCAGATCCAACTCCAGCAGTCCATAAGTCAACGATGGCGTTAAAGATACGCTGGTTGGAAGGATGATGGAACAGCTTAACACTAGCAGTGTCAGCCGCCTCGTCCAAGATGGACGAGTTCTGCATTAGGGAGGAAAGGAATGCTTTCTCCGCATCTGGTGATTGAGGTAGAGGCATGGCTATTTCTTGGCTTTCTTCACCTTAACTGGCTTCTCTTTCTTGATAGCCCACCAAACTCCCACTTGAGCCTTAAAGGTGTTCCAGTAGCCGGATAGGTCGGGATTCCAGACGGCTTCAAAGTCGCCCTCATCCTCCTTACCGATACGCACGATGCAGTGGTTTGTAATCTTGCAACCAAGATTGTTGTAGTTCCAAAGCTCGGCATATCCTGCACACTGCCGCCAGAAGCTATCGCTAATCTTCTTGCTGGTCTTGAAGTCCATCAATACATGGTCTCCCTGTGGGTCTACAGCGATAAGGTCAATAGTCCCTCCGTACTTGTAAAGCTCATTAATAAGCTGAACTTCCGTAGCGACCACCTTGAGATCCTGCAAGTCCCACCAATCAAGAAACTTTGTGTAGCACACAAGAGCCTTGTCAATGTCGGCTTGATCGAAGTCAGATAGGTCAGCCACTTTTTCAGTGAGCATACACTCAATCATGAAGTGAGCAATCGTCCCAATGTTTGCGGCGGTGTTACGCTCCTTGCGATAATCCTTACCTTGACGGCCTAGATCCCAAGCCCAATGAATGAGGGCTCCGGCATCATCGCCAATTTTGCAGATGGTTGACCCACCTGCGAGTTGATCTCCATTTTCAGAAAAGTATTTCTGGTGTGGAGCGTCCTTTACTAGCTTTACTTTTTCCATAGTTGTGTTGGTTGTGTTTTAATTAAAACCAAACATCTTGTCCAGATGCTGGTCGACTGCTGAATCTGGCTTCTTGCCAGAATTTGAAATCCATTGCAATTTCTTTTTTAGAGAAAGGAGACCCATCTGAATCTCAACAGCCCTTGCTGTGCTTATCTGGATAGTATCAAGGCCGTGATGCTTCGATGTGGTGATGAGGTTATAGAACAAAGGTTCTAAAGTTTTTACCATGAAGGTTGCGTCTGCTATCGTTTCTGCGGTGTTTGGTATTTGCATTCACAACGTATAATCAGAATCGATTTCGTTGTCTACAAAAAAATCATCCATGTCTAAATAATTATTTGAGGCTGATGCCAAGGCGTTCCCCAGCCCATTCTGATAGACAAAGAGTTCGCAAAGTAAGGCAAGAGCGTCTGCTCTATCCGGGGATTTTCCTTTCGTTCTCCTCTTCAAATCACGCTTGCTTTCAAGAAGCGTCTTTTCGTTTTTAAGCGTGTAGATTCTAGCGCAAAGCTCCCTAGCAGTGGCATCATCAAGCCCCCTCAACCGCCCTGCCATGATGATTGTTTTGATCTGCCCCCACAATTGCGTCACTCGGTTTGCATACACTTGCTTTGCTGGTCTGGAATCCTCCATGCTTATCACTTGGTCAGTCGCAGAGCCGCCGAAGCTCACTCGCACAAACCCTGCTCTCCATCGCTGATTGATAATGTCAGCCACTCCAGCACCGGCTCCTGTAGTGTCAAGAGCAAAATCTTCCGGCTCCACTCCACGCTTTTTAAGCTCCTCAATTGTTTGGTCAGCCACTTGGTAGAACAATGGGTAAGAAGCATCGTCCATTAGGTTGAGCCTAATGCACTCGGTAAGCTCCATCATCACGCCCTCATCGGAAGCTGTTCCAACCTTGGCAAATCTCAAGATACAATCATCGCCATCGGTAGTGAATGCAGGGTCAAGGGCGGCTATAGTCTTGATGCGTCTATCTGCCCACACAGCCTTGCTACGAGCCTCGCCATCCGTAATCATAGCGGAATCCACCATCGTATTTCTAGCTCCGCTCTTGCTCCACATTCCTCGGCAATAGCTATTCCACTCAAGGCTCCCCTCTCCGTAGTTGCGGCGAATAATCTCCACGTTGTCTTGGGAGAATAGATAAGGGTAGATGATGCGTCCGGCCTTAATGTTGGGAGACTTCAAGCCATCAAATCTAACGCAAATCCCAGACTTGGTTTCCCAATGCTCATCATCATCTCCAATACTTCCCCAGCCCATTTTAGGCTCACAGAACAGGCCGTGAGGGTCAAACATTGATGATGCGTTAGCGATAGCCACAAAGCGGTAGAAGTCCGTACCAACTTGAAGGTTGGCTCGTGCAGAGAAGATAGCGGGGTTTGTTTGTGCCGCTTCGTCAGCCATGACAACCATGCGAGGCAAGTGAACGCCCTGCAACTTACCAACAGCTTGCTCCACGCTTCCGCTATCCACGGCAAGGGCAATGATGGCTGATCTGTCATCCCCTCGCTTAAATTGAATCTTGGTTTGTGAATCCACTACGTTAAGGCCAAACAACGGAATAGTTGGCTTTGTGAACTTCATCATTTCAGCCCAGATGCGACCTCGCAACGAGGGGACGGTTGTCGAGGTGAGAGCCACCCTAGTCATCATGGGTTTAGCCAAATACTCAATTAAGGAAAGGAGCGTGAAGGTGAAGGTCTTTCCGGCGGCGGCACATCCTGTGATCCCGATCTCGTCGTAGTTGCACCATGCCCACAACGCAAGCTCGTTCCAATCGTTCCAAGTCCTAATCACATCGGGCCAGAGCATAGCAATGCAATGCTTGATGTGCTGACCCCTGCTTATCCCAGAGAATCTGGATGGGTCTTTATCCCCAACCATCAGCAACTCTATTTCAAGTTGCGTGATGTTGGGTTGCTTAAACTCTAGGCCGTATGTTTGGAGCTTCAACGAAGCTGGGCACGAATAGCCTCAAGCGTGCTTTTTGGCTTGCCTCTTACTGGCTCACCATCATCCACAGATCCACGGCTAATACGAGGCTGGACAGCCGCATCAGCGGCGGCTCGGCTCTTGTATTTAGCAAGCTCTGCTTTAAGGCTTGCCACTTCATCAACGGCCTCTTTAGCCACTTGAGCAAGGAATGGAGCAACCATGATCTCGTTCTGGCTGGCTGTGCCTTCCACAATGCTATAAGCCCTGTCTATCCTCTGCTGGACAAGCTTATCGGTATCTGGGTCGCCAGTAGGCCGGAAGTAATCCAGCTTGTTGGCTAGGTGAGCCTTAACCTTATCAAAGTTAGACTTAATGGTTTGAGAGGTTTGCTGGCTTTGAGCCTGTGCATCCACGGCAAGCTCCTGTGCAGTGGCACGATAATCCTGCAAAGCACCCTCTAGCCCCTTACGCCTATCATCAGCGTTGTTGATAAGGGATAAGAACTGGGAAGCCGCCGCACCACCACCGAATGTTTCGTCGATAAAGTTGATACGCTCACGGCCTTTAAGCGACAAAGCCTTTTCAGCGATAGAGGAATCATCCCCAATCTCTTGAGCGAAATCTGCGGCTTGCTTAATAGCATCTTGATAAGGGGCCTCATACTTCTCCTTAAACTTGGGGGAACGCTCAAACGCCGTGCGTTCAAGCTCGGCCTCAAGCTTCTCTAGCTTCTCCCTGTATGAAGCAACTTCACTATCCTTGCTTTTAAGAGTTTCCTCGTAGGATTCCGCTTTCTTGCGAAGCTCGGCAATGTTGTCCTCCTTGGTTTTCTTTCCCTTGGTTTCGGTGATAGGTTCTGGATCTTTTGTGAGATCAAGGTCATCAATGGAAAAATTGTTTTCTGTTTCCTTAACTGCTTTCTTCTTTTCTTTAGGAGACTCCACCTCTCCACCTTCTAGCGTTTTAAGCAACTCGGCAGTTGTCTGCTCCGGCACTTCATCAAACCCTGCTGGAACAGCGGATGGGTCGATGCTACCATCTGGGTTGTCTGGAATCTCCCGAAGGGACTTTAGGCTAAACTTCTCAACTGGTGGCTTCTGAAGCTTGCGAGTTAGGTTTGATTCAAAGCTCTCATCCACTGGAGGAGCTACTACTGGCAGGTTACTGATCGTGTTTGTTGGTACTTGGTCTGACATAAATTAAAATTCTGATGTGTAGTTAGGGTGAATCTCTTGAATCTGATCTGGCGTGGTTGAAAGGGTGCGGAGATCCATGAAGATAGATGCCCTGCCGGAATCATATCCAAATAGCGTTATGGCATTGTTGCCAAGCGTAGATAAGGAACTTGTGTTACCAAGCGTTTTAGCCGCAGTAAGTTCGTTAAGCACTGAAAATGCCAACTGGATAATAGGATTGGCTAGAGCCTCTTTAAGCCTTGGAGCTAGGGTTTGATCCGCTCTCCATTCATCGAATGTCATATAAGTTCTTTTTTGGTTGGTAGTTCTTCCTCGGTGAAGATAATATCATTTTCTTCAGCTTTGGTTATTTCATCTAGGCCGTCATAAATG